TATTTTTAAAGTTTTTAATTAGTGATCCTGATTTGTTTAGTAGATGTGCTAACATAGTGGAGCCTGAATATTTTAATATCAAATATAGATCAGCAGTAAAGTTATTTCAGAGTCATTCAACAGACTTTAATAGTATTCCTACACCAGAACAAGTAAGTGCGGCAAGTGGTGTTAGTATTGAGCCTATAGAAAATATTACATCAGATCATCATGATTGGTTTTTGAGAGAGTTTGAAACATTTTGCAGACACAAAGCATTAGAAAAAGCAATTATAGAAAGTACCGACTTGTTGGAAAAACAAGATTATGGTACTGTGGAAAATAAAATTAAAGATGCAAGTCAAGTAGGGCTTGTAAAAGATTTAGGTTTAGACTACTTTGAAAATCCTAAAGAGCGACTGCAATGGATTAAAGACCAAAGTGGTGCAATCAGCACAGGGTGGAAAGGTATAGATCACAAACTTTATGGTGGTATGAACAGAGGTGAGATGACTATTTTTGCTGGTGGATCTGGTGCAGGTAAAAGTTTGTTTTTACAAAACTTTGCTGTTAATTGGGCATTGGCAGGTATGAATACTGTTTATATCAGTTTAGAGCTTAGTGAACAATTAATTAGTATGCGATTAGACAGTATGGTAAGTGGATATGGTACAAAAGAAGTTATGCGTAATATGGACGATGTAGATTTAAAAGTTCGTATGAAAGCCAAAGGTGCAGGTAGACTTAGAGTAAAACAGATGCCAAATGGTGTAAATGTAAATGATATCAGAGTATTTTTACGTGAATATGAAATATCTTGTGGTGAAAAAGTAGATTGTTTACTGGTAGATTATCTGGATTTAATGATGCCTATCAGTGCAAAAGTAAGTGGTAGTGATTTGTTTATTAAAGACAAGTATGTATCTGAAGAGTTGCGTAACTTAGCAATGGAAAGAGATTTATTATTTGTTACAGCATCACAGTTAAACAGAGGTGCAGTAGAGGAAATAGAATTTGATCATCATCACATAGCAGGTGGTATTAGTAAAATACAAACAGCAGATAATGTTGTTGGTATATTTACAAGTAATGCTATGCGAGAAAAAGGCAGGTATCAAATACAGTTTATGAAAACCAGAAGTAGTAGTGGCGTAGGCACAAAAGTAGATTTAAGATTTGATCCTGATACATTAAGGATTGAAGATTTACAAGAAGGTGATGAAGATGCAATGACAATGACTACTAGTAGCCTTGTAGATCAACTAAAACATAATAATTCCATTAAAGCAGAAGAGCCTGAAGCAAAGGATGTCATTTCAGGTGCAATGAATATGAGAGAGTTCTTTAAAAAGAATGATCAATAAAATGATAAATAGCATTATATATTTTAATTGGAGATATTGTGCGTAAAACTCGTAGCATTTTAGAAGAACTTAACCAAATTTCTGTTGACAGAGACAGAAATCATGTTGTATCTAATAGGGGCGAACATATAATTGCAAGTGCTATTAGTTTATTAGAACAGATAGATACATACTATGATGAGGCAACTGCTAAGGATTTGCAGAACAGATTAGTAAATAGCATAAAAGGCCGAGACGGCAAAAAATTCTCCAGAGGTATTGGTAAGATTATCAAAGAATCCCAAAAAGAGAATAACAATGCTGATAAATGAAATTGTAATTAAAGAGTTAAACTTACAAAAGGACGTAGACTGGAGTAAGGTAAAAAACGTTAAATATAACGGTGTTTCATATTCTTGGAATCCAGGTCTGCAGACGTTTACGCACCCTGACGGTACTACTATTACACCTACTAATTCTCTTTTCCTTAGTCTTATTAAGGCACAACCTGCCGCCACCAATAAAGATGCCAGACCTTTTACAAAACGAGTAAAAAGCAAAGTTGCTTCTAAAATTGGTGCAACAGGTTTAGGCCAAAGAGCAAGGTTCAACCCAAAGGCTGGTGTTGGTCAAAAAATAGGTGGTGTTATTGGTGGTGGTATCGGCAGAGCGATAGACAAACTTACAGGTAAATTTAGTAAAGATCCCAATATAGTAAACGTCACAGGATTACCTCAAAAAGGAGACATTAGGACATTAGTAGACAAAAGGGGTAAACCCATTGACTTCCCTAGAAATGATGGCACTAAGTTTAACCATGCTTTTGAATATAAAGGACAACAATGGATAAGTTCAGAAACAGGTAAATATGCAACTAAAGATGAAGCAAAAAATTTAAATGGTCAGTATATAAAGAAAGGAATGAAAAACGATCCTAGTGATGATTTTCAAAATTTAGAAAGACAAATAAAAGCAGGAAATATATCTCCTGAAGACGGCCAAAAGATAAAAGCCATTTTTAAAAGAGGTGAAGCAAAAACTCTTAATGATGCGTATCAAATTTTTCAAAAAATGCAAAGGAACGCAACAGGACCAAGACCGGATTCAAAGCAAACACCATCAACACCTAAGACAAGTGATCCTACTGATCCTAATAGCCCTAATTTTGGAAATGTTTAATGAGGTTTGCTGAGCTCACAGAAAGTTTCGTAAAAGAAATAATACTTGAAGCAGAGGGTAAGAATACCCATTTAGAGCATCTGGAAGATAATATATTTAATAGAGGAATAAAAGGCGCCAAAGAAGCGGTTGACTATCTATACAGTTTACATGACATGCTGGAAGGTAATTCAAAAACACCTATCAGTATGACAACCAAATGGGACGGAGCACCTGCCGTAATTGCTGGTAAAGATCCTGAAACAGGAAAGTTTTTTGTGGGGACTAAAGGTGTTTTTGCAAAAAAACCTAAAATAAATTTTACAGACAAAGATATAGAGGAAAATCATCCGTCAGAAGGTCTCCAAGATAAACTTAAAACAGCATTAAGGTTTTTAAGAAAATTAAATTGGAATACAGTTGTACAAGGAGATATGCTTTATAGCAAAAGCGATTTACAAACAACAACTATTAATGGTGAAGAAGTTTTACTGTTTAAACCTAACACAATAGTTTATGCAGTACCTACAGACAGTGATTTAGCAAAACAAATTAGCAAATCTGAAATGGGTATAGTATGGCATACTGAATATACAGGTGGTCCAACACTAGCAGATACTCAAGCAAAGTTTGGCTTTGATAGTAGTCAACTAGGAAATACACCTAGTGTATGGCACAGAGACGCAATAATAAAAGACTTTAGTGGCACAATTACATTAACAAAAGAAGAAAGTAGTGATGTTTTAAGTGCAATAAGTATGGCTAATAATTATTTAAAATCAATAGATCCAGATACATTTAAATGGTTAGAGCAAGGTAATGAATTAATAGGAAAAGATTTTTTACAGCAACTAAAAGCTCATGTAAATAATAACATTAGAGCAGGAGCATTTGATGAACCTACTAAGTTTGCACAGGGTTTTGTACAAAAGTATATAGACTTTATGCAAAAGAAGATAGACGGATATAAGACTCAGGCTAAACAGGACGAAATGTCTGAGAAGTTAGTGCAGGGTGTTAAATTTATTAAACAAAATGTTCCACAAATAGTTGCAGTTTATGATTTATATTTAAAAATAATTGAAGCAAAAATTAAAATAGTTAAAAAGTTAGAAACAATTAGGCAACTACCAACATTTAAAGAAACAGAAAATGGTTATGAGGTAACAGGCGAAGAAGGTTTTGTTGCTGTAGACAGAATGGGTAATGCATTAAAACTTGTAGATAGATTAGAGTTTAGTAGATTAAACTTTGGAACAGGAATGCCAGGCAAATGAGCATATTAAAAGAAAACAAGTTTAACTTTAAATTAATAGATCAAGAAATATCAGAAGCAAGGTTGTATAGAACTACATCAGGTTTTAATCAACTAACAGGCGAGTCTGTAGCAGAACTGCTGTATTTAAATACATTAGTAACATATCTAATGTATAAAGATGAAAAACAACGTAATTTTGCAATGGCATACGCAAAACAAAGTACACAATATGGAAAATATACATTATTTAGAAGTCATGCTACTGATTTATATTTATTAGCATATATGGTGTCTGAACCTAAAACAAAAAATGTAAAGTTAAGAAATTATTTACAAAGTAAAAGCCATTTAAATAGTCTTAAATTTGATAAAAGAACACATTGGACTTTCTTACAACGAGTATCAAAAGGTACAATGACTGATACTATAGCAAGTCCATATATGTTTAGGTTAGAGAGCCAATTAAAAATTAAAAAATCTATATATAAGCAATGGCGTAGATTAATAATGGATTGGGAGAATTTAAGATATATTCAGAGGCAAACAGTAACCGCAAGAATTTTACAAGAATTTAGAAGACTCGGAAGAGGTAGTGAAGTTATGGCTCCTCTAAGTACAATGGTTAAATATAAGAAGTACAAAGTCCCACAAGAATTTAAAAAAGCAAGTTTAACTAAAAGAGTTGCCGGTGCAGGAGCAGGTGCTATAGCAGGTAGATATGTAGGTAAAAAAATTGCTAAACGTTTTGGTAAAGATGTAGATAAATATAAGAAAGCAGGAACCGGATTAGGCGCAATAGCAGGTTATTGGGCTAGTGGTAGAAAAAAACAAATATGAAAATAAATGAAATAGTTGTAAATGAGCTCGTAGGAACAGGTATTAATAATCCTGCAATGCAGTCTGAAGAATGGCGAGCTACAGAAGAGTTTAAAACTCTTAAAAAATTTAGTCCAGAGTTTGCTAATAAATTTATGCAAAAATTCCAGCAATTAGGTAGAATTAGTGTTGATGCGGCATATCAGTCTGCCGCTGAAGAACGTAAAAGAGAAATGGAAAGTGCTGGAAGTTCTAAATCTGCCATAGTAAAGGAATTAACACAAGGGCAAGAAGCACATAAAGAAGTCTATGCAAAAACAAAACTTAAATATGCAGATATGAGTAATAGAACTGGAAACCGTGGTGGCCAGTTCGGTAATACAAATGCTACAAAATACAAAGATGGAATGGAAAGAGTAAAAGATTTGATTGCTGATATTAGTAGCCCTGTTAAAGCATTTACAACTGGATATAAAGACATAGGTGATTGGGTAAAAAAACAAATGGGAACAGGTGTAAAGATACAAAAATAATTGTATGAAAATGATAAATAAGTGTAACGGAGCAATTTGCTATAAAATATATTTAGGAGAATTATAATGGCACAAGCAAACCCAAACGCGGCAGTAAGAGCGGCAAACAGTTTAGTAGGAACAACTCACATCTTAGAAGTAGATGACGTAACATCTGTAACAGTTGAAGCGGCATGTACAGAAGCACAAAACGAAGGTTTTGTAGTTGTAGCAGTTGAAGGATTAACAAGTGGAAGTCACATTGCTGTACAAGGCGCAGGCGCAACACCTAGTATCACAGGTGCAACATTAATCGCAACATTTAGTTAAGATTTAGTTTTTACAAAAGAAGGCAGTTTATACTGCCTTTTTTTATGGCTATTTTGATAAATAAATGTAACGTACAAAATATTGTACATATACATTTAGGAGAATTAAAATGGCACAAACGGATAGAAGAGCGGCGGCGGCTGGTGAGTTTATTGGTAAAGATGTATTCCTTAAGAGTTTTACTCAACAATCAGGAAACATTTCAGCAACTCAACTAACAGCATTAGTTAGCTCAGTTCAAAATTTAAACCTTTCAGTATTAAAAGTTGGCGCAGTAAGTGGTGCGGCAGTTAATATGATTGTTGAAGGTGCAGACAACCTAGCAAACGGTGACCTAGCAGGACACGTTATCGCAGACGTCTCATTCTAAGTTTAAACTAACTTATAAAAAATCCTCACTAGTTGGGGATTTTTTTTGATCTAAAAATCTGAAATCCTGATAAATAGTGTAATATACGGAGACACACATGGTTGCAGGAAATAGAAGTGGAGCAATGGCCAGCAGTGAAACACTATCTGGTAACATAGAATATTATACATTGTTCACAAATTTAGATATCACACAAACAGGCGATTATACAAACAACAGTCAAAAAGATTTTGAGAGTGTTGTACAAGTAATAGGCCTTAGAGCACAGCCAGTTGTAATGAACACACCTGTGGCATTGAATGGAGTTGGACAAAATTTATTAGAAAATTATGGTGCTCCAACAATAACAGGCGCAGGTTGGATTTTTAAATTTGCTTTTGAAAGAGAAGGCGTACATACAATTGATACACTTACAGATGAATTGGATGGAATAGTACTGAACAGTGGTACAATAGATACTAAAAGTTCAGTTAATATGGAATTTACTAAACAAGATTTATTATAAGGGATAAACAATGCCTAAAAAGAACGACCCCAAATTAACACCTAAACCTTATGTTGAAAGTGGTAACATTGAGGCACATATAATTGCTGATATGCTTCGTATAGAAAGTATTACTGCTGAGTTAAAAGAGTTTAAAGAAGTAACAAAAGATAGATTAAACAAACTTGAAAGTTGGATAATCGCTATTGTTGGATTAACATTTACAACACTAATGACTACAGTAGTAGGATTATTAATGAAGGTACTATGAGAATAGACGAATTTACAGATGAGCCTATCTACGAAGCCAGAATGGTATGGCGTAAAGTAGGTAACACGATTAAACGTGCTATCAGATGTACAAGTGGTAGGCGTAAAGGTAGAGTTGTGAGTAAACCAAGCCAATGTAATGCACCTATAGATTTTAAAAAACGTTTAACAATGAAAAAAACTAAGTCTAGATTAGGTGCTAGAATGGCCAGGAAATCTAGAAGAACTAAAAAATTTAATATACAAAGTAAAAGAGTAGCGGCTCTTAATAAGAGAAGATAATGAAGTTTAAAGATATTAAAACTTTAAAACATCTGCTTATAGAGTACCCAATACCTGTAGGACAGCAAAAGAGCGGTACGCAAGGTACTAAGTCCACAGTAAACTCCTTATCTAAACCTATTTCTCAAAAAGTAAAGAGTGTTGGTAAAGGATCTGTAGTTGTAGGCTCAGATAATAAAAATAAAATTGTAGTCTCTCCTGTGGGTGATGGTGATTTACCTGATGCAATGGTAGTGCAAGGAGAAGACGGTGAATATGAAGTTTTTGATCAAAGTAAGAATGTAAATGTATATGATCCTGAAGATTTAAACCAGGACCCTGCCGGATCAAAAGACTTACTAAAAGGTTTCAGCAGTCAGGCTAAAAAGAATTTTTCTAAAGGAATGAAGTTTGGAAAATTTTTAACAGCCGGTAAACTTAGTAAAATAGCAAGTCGTAAAGGTAAAAAATTAAAAATTAAAGATCTTAAGAGTAAGATTAAAAAACTGTCCAGAAAAAGATTAAAAGAACAACCTGAAGAATTATGTGAAATTAATTTTAATAGAAGAGAGATAGCCGTAGAGGCCTTGGATGCTCCTGTAAAATGTGGATTTGAAGCAGAAACATTTTTCTATAGTGTAGAGGGCGGTAGATCCAATGACGTAGATGAAATGAGCGTTTCTGATATCGAATACCAATACGGTGATATGCCAGATCAAGTATGGGAAGACTTTGAAGACTGGTTGTACAGCAAAGGACAAGACGAATATCTAAGTGACATTATAGAAGATAAAGTAAATGAGGTCAGAGAAGATGAAGAATATTTAAATGACTTTATAGATAGTGGTTCAGGTCCAAGTTCAGAAGCAATACAACGATACAAAGAAGAATTCGAAGAAAACGATCCCAAAGAATACGAAAACCGTGAAGAAGATGGTTGGGAGTATATGAACTGGGTCAGAGAATTTGTTGAAGAAGAATACGAAGACGAATACCTAGACTGGTTAAGAAGTGATGTACAAGAAGATAATGATCTAGATGATGATGCCAGAGAAGCCGCAAGAAATGATTATAGTGTAGAAGATTGGATATATGACAACT